AGGTGACGGGATGAGCGGTGTGGAGCTTATTGCGGAATTGACCGACATCTGCATTCGGCAGGCAGAGATCATCAAGGCACAGCAGTATGTCATTGAGCAGTTCGGAGAACAGGTCAGAGAGGAGCAAGCCCTCGCGGAGCGGAACCGCCTGCGCGAGCTTGTTGGAGACTGGGAGGCATAAAGAGAGGGGCGCAGGCGCGTCCCTCTATTTTTACACAGCGAATTTCTGGAAAGGGGATATAAAAATGGACACACCTATCAGCAGAGCAGAACATGAGGAGTTCCGCCGGAGCATGGAGCTGGCGAACCAGAACCTCGCAGACGAAAACCACAGGCAGAACAGGCGGCTCGACATACTTGAGGAGAACGCCAAAGCGCAGACCACATTGGCCCTCTCTGTAGAGCGGCTTGCCACCAGCATGGAGAATATGCTCAAGGAGCAGAAAGAGCAGGGCAAGCGGCTGGAAACCCTCGAAAGCCGGGACGGGGAAATGTGGCGGAAAGTCATTGGCTATATCGCCACGGCCATTGTCGGCATTGTGGTCGGCTTTATTTTTACCCATTTCGGAATGTGAGGAGGCAGGAGGCATGGGACGTGGAAAGAGGACGGCCAAACACCAGAGGCCCCCCCGCAGCAGAAATCGCCTCGGCGTGATGGATATTATTCTTATCGTTGTGGGGATTTCCCTTTTGGCCTTTACGGTCACGATGATAGGGATATACCGGGAGTGCGGCGGGGTGCCGGACACGCTCGTCACCTGCGTATTTGCGACGCTGGGCGGAGAGTGTGGGATTATGGGGTGGATAAAGACCACCAAAGACCGCAACAAAGAGCGCAGGTGGGAGCAGGAGGACAAACGGGAGGCGCAGGAGCCGCCCGGCGAAAGATAAGGAGGGCAGCATGGGACTGACAGGAGCAACCAATGAGGAGAGGATATGGAACTACCTCGTTGGCAAGGGGCTGAGCAAGGCGGGCGCAGCGGGCCTGATGGGGAACCTTTACGCGGAAAGCGCCCTCAACCCGAAGAACCTACAGAACAGCTACGAAAAGGGGCTGGGCCACACCGATGAAAGCTATACGGCGGCGGTGGACGACGGCACCTATACCAACTTCGTTCACGACAGCGCGGGCTATGGCCTCGCCCAGTGGACTTTTTGGAGCCGAAAACAGAATATGCATGCGTTTGCACGGGCTGCTGGCAGGTCTATCGGAGACTTGGAAATGCAGCTCGATTTTCTTTTTAAGGAACTTGCGGAGGGGTACAAGGGAGTGCTGGCAACCCTCAAGGCGGACACCACCGTCAAAGCGGCCAGCGACAGCGTACTCCTCAACTTCGAGCGCCCGGCAGATCAGAGCAGCGCAGCAAAGACAAGGCGGGCCAGCTACGGCCAGACCTACTACGACAAGTACGCAGGCAAGGCCAGTGGCCCGGACAAGGGAGGCAGCAGCATGACGGAGCAGGCATTGAGACAGAAATTAGTCGGCATTGCACAGGGTTGGCTCGGCAGAAAGGAGAGCGACGGCTCCCACAGGGAGATCATCGACCTCTACAACAGCCACAAGCCGCTGGCGCGGGGCTACCCCGTGAAGTATACCGACGCATGGTGCAGCACGTTCGCCAGCGCCGTGGCGATCAAGGCGGGGCTGACCGACATTATCCCGACGGAGTGCGGGTGCGAAAAGCATATCCAGCTATTTAAGGCGCTGGGGAGCTGGGAGGAGAACGACGCGCACGTCCCGGCCCCCGGCGACTATATTTTCTACGATTGGGACGACAACGGCGCGGGAGACTGCACCGGGTCGGCAGACCACATTGGCATTGTGGAAAAGGTCAGCGGCCAGACGATTACCGTCATTGAGGGGAACATGAGCAACGCCGTCGGGCGGCGCACCCTCAAGGTGAATGGACGGTATATCCGGGGGTATGGCGTACCCAAGTACAGCAGCAAGGCCACGGCAGGCGGCAACGCCTCCGGCGGGGCCGCCACCCCCTCCCCTGCCCCCGGCCCGGCGGCCAGCGGCCTCAAGGTTGGGGACACGGTAGACTTTACGGGCAGCAGGCACTACGCCAGCGCGGACGCGGCCAACGGACACGCCTGCAAGCCCGGCAAGGCAAAGGTCACGCAGGTCTACAGGCCCGGCCAGAGCAAGCACCCGTACCACCTCGTCGCCGTCGCCGGAGGCGGCAGCAACGTCTATGGCTGGGTAGACGCGGCGGACGTTTCCGGCAAGGCCAGCAGCGCGGCCACACGGACATACACTGTCAGGAGCGGCGACAGCCTTTGGGCGATTGCCGCAAAGCAGCTCGGCAACGGGAGCCGCTACAAGGAGATCAAGAGCCTCAACGGGCTTTCCAACGACACCATTCACCCCGGACAGGTTTTGAAACTGCCGGAATAAGAAACAGGAGGAAAAGACCATGAAAGAAATGCTGTTAGACCTGCTGCTGGCGGTTATCGCAGCAGCCGTCCCCGTACTCACCGCCTATGCCGTCGGCTACATCAAGCAGGCGGGGAAACACGCGCAGGCGAACACCGACAACATCAAAGCGCAGGGCTACATCAAGGAGATCACGGACGCGATTGCCGACGCGGTAGCGGCCACCAGCCAGACCTATGTGGACGCACTGAAACAGGCCGGGAAGTTTACCCCGGAGGCACAGGCGGAGGCCGCAAAGAAAGCCCTCAACGCCTGCCTCGCCTCCATCAGCCCGGCGGCTATGGCGTTTATTGAGGGTATCTACGGTGACGTAAAGGACTACCTCACCAACAAAATCGAGGCAGAGGTGCGCAAGCAGAAAAACGAGGCCCCGGCCACTCTTGCCCTCCCGGTGATGGAAAGCACAGCCGACACCACCGCTATTGCCGCCAGCACAGTAGCAGCGACGGCGGCCACCGTCGCGCAGGTCGCCATCGGCCAGCTCGGAGCGGAGCAGCCCGCCCAAAAGCAGACAGAGTAACAGGCAGCCACAAGGTCGCCCAGCCCCTCTCTCGGAGAAATCCGGGGGAGGGGCTTTTCTTTTTGCCTTGAATGGGGCATAGTCCACAATTTCGCATGGTGAAGTACAGCACAGTCAACAAATGTCTCTATTTGCGTCAAAATTTCCAAAAAAGTGTTGACTTTGCCCCAAATAGGGGCTATAATGAGGCTACAGTCAAGGACAACACAACAACAAATGACGCGGATAGCGTCAGGGAGGTACAATATGAACGAGTACAAGATCACCTACACTATGGGGAGCCAGACCTACACCACGCAGCGCGTCGAGCGCACAGAGGCCAGTGTCCGCAAGGCTTTCTGCAAGGCCCACAAAGACGCGGAAATCCCCGTCGAGATCACCGGCATTGAGTTCCTCCGTGACGACGCTTGCGCCACCAAACAGCAGGAGCGGGACACGCTGGCGGCCATCAGGAAAATGGTCGAGGAGCTGGGGCCGCAGAGCTACCTCGCCACCGCCTTTGATGGGTGCTTCGAGGACGCGGAGAGCAACATCGAGAACGACTTCGCGGACAACATGAAAGCCCGCTGGCTCCACGCAGACGCACAGCTCAACGCAGCGAACGGCACCATTGAGGAGCTGAGAGAGCGGCTGTCGGAGAGCGAAAAGGACTACGAGGCCGCCCACGCCGCAGCCCACGCAATCTCCGACCAGAAAGACGCAGAAATCGCAGCCCTCCGCGAGCGCGTTCTCACCCCGGACGACCTCACCGACGCTATCCAGCTCGTCACCGAAAAGCGGTTGGCCCTCGACGCAGAGGTCAAGAACGCCGCAGAGCGGATTGTTGAGGCGGCGGCGGAGCCGGAGAGCGCAGCATTCCAGAACGCGGTCAAAGACCACCGCGCAGCGAAATCCAGCTTGGACTACTACACGGCCCTCTTGGAGCGGCTGGTCAAGGCACAGGGCGAGTAATTTTTTTACCTACGAATGACGCTAAAAGCGTCGCACACATCAAACGGCACAGATGGGATAACTCAAACAGAGGCGCTGACCTATCGGCGGGACGGGGAGAAAGGAACAGGGATATGAAGTACGGTGAGTTCCCGATGATTACGCGGGAGGAAATGACAGACATCTCCATGCTGAAAGACCACGTTCTCTACTCCGACGAAATCGAGGAGATGCCGAAAGAGGAGCAGGAGCAGGTCTACCGCTACTGCAAACTCCACGCGACGTTCCGGGCCTGCCAAGCGAACCTCAAGCAGCTTAGATACGCGGTCACAAGGATTTACTTTGGCTGGTGAACAATAGCCTGACCTACCGGGCGCACGGGGAGAAAGGCGGCAAACAATGCTGTATGCAGTCCAATCGTTTGAGGGAAACAATTTCTACACTGATTGTTTGAAAGAGGCAGAGGAGGCTTATTTCGAGGCTTGCCAGCATAGCAAATTCGTCCAGCTTTTGGCAGGAGAACCGGGACATTTTGAGACGTTACGACAGAGCTGGTAACAGCCGAAACGCCCTCTGGGGCGTCCGCCGGAGATCGCCTCCCGGCGCTGATGATGGCAGGGCAAATAGAAAGGAGTGCAGCACCATGACTGTAGTAGAGAACCGTATCAACGCCCTCTTTGAGGAGTTTGTACCCGTCTCCGGCAAGGCCGATACCGTGGCCGGAGAGATTGTCCGGGCCGTCACCCGGATTGCCTACCGCAACCGGAACGACGGCGATCACGTCGGCGTGGGCTACGGCAAGGAAACCTGCAATCCGGCGGCCCGCTATCTGATGAAGAAAGCGGGAGCGGACGTGGCGCAGGCCGTCAGCAACCTCTGGGGTGTCTGGGACGACAGCCACTACGATATGCTCCTCGAACGGCTTGAGGAGGCCGTTCTCGACTACATTGAGGAGAACCCGGAGCTGAAAGCTACGGCCAACAGCGAGGATATGTACGACTACCGCGACAGGGACGAGGACGTGGACGACGAGGGGGAGGAGTGGTAATGAAACTGGACAGAACCTTTGCGCGGGAGTTCAAGAAAGCCGCGAACGGCGACGGGAGCCGGGAGGCGCGTTTCGCGTTTTTGAACCCGGCAAAAGAGGCGGCCAGAAAGCTCTCTACGCCGAACGTCATGCGCGAGTTCGACGGCATTCTCCGGGAGTACGGGCGGGCCACGGTTGGCCTCTGTGTGGCGGTCACCGTTTGGGAGCGCCGGGACAGGCTCGAAAGCCGGACGGTGCGGTGGGCTATTGAGGTCTTGGAACTCTGGACGAACAGGCCGCCGGACACTCGCTGCCTCTACATTGGCGACAACCTCCACCCCTCCCGCATTGAGGAGTACGCAGGCTCGTTCATCAAACTCACGACAGAGGAGGACTGACAATGCGATACTACAGCACACAGCGCCCGATCACGCCGGGGAGCTTTCCGAAACCTGCTTGGAACAGGGTTTTGGAAATCCACAACTACGACAGCAAGACCTACTGCGAGGAGCTGGGGCGAGAGGTCTGGGGGTACATCGACTACGAGAGGCCCCTCACACGGTACGACTGCAACGCTTATGAGCTTTCAGTAGTCCAGACAAAGACCCTGCACCTGCGGTACATTGGCACAGACAGTTGGAGCCGCTACGTCTATGAGGACGAGAACCGCAACCTCTGGAAACTGCTGGACTGCTGCTCTCCGAGGGAGGTCTGCGAGGAGAGAGGAGACACCCCGTACTCCTCTTGCAACAACGCCATCGACGGGGAGCCGGACTTTCCCATGCAGGCGGACACCAAATGGGAATTTATCTGAAAGGAGACAACACCATGAACAAATACTCGGAGCTGCGCCAGCGGCAGCAGCAGGAATTTAACGCCCTCCCCCTCGGCTTTGCGTTCAGCCAGAAACAGTTCGACGAGATGATGAGGGGCTGGGGCCTCGACCCGGAGAAAGACCTCAAGAAAATCTACCGCATTCCCGGCGGCGGCTACGTCCAGAAAAAGGACGCAGACCTGCTCCACCAGACGACGGAGCGCCACAGCGCGGAGATGGCGGCGGCCATTGCAGAGGACAAGACCGGGGACGACTTCATCTACCAGATGTTCCTCGCGGAGCTGGCAGACCATGAGTACGGCTACACCGGGGACAGCGAGGACACGCTGGACGCGCTCGGCTACACGATGGAGCAGGTACAGGCAGACGCAAGGCTCCTCAGAGGCTTTCAGAGAGCCTGCACGACCATCATGGGGAGGGGATAGTAAATGACACCCTACAAGTATTTGCGCGGCTCACGCGACAGCAGAGAGGTCGTCGAGTACGAAATCAGCAGGCGGGGCCAGTACATAACGACCTGCGTGGTGAACGTCGATTTGCTCCTGTGCGGTATCAAGGTTTTCCCCTGCGGCAATGGGGACGACGTTCGGCTCACGCCGGAGCAGCAGGTGGAAATCCTTGAGCTGGTGCAGGCGGAGCGCAGGAAGATCACCGACAGATACCCCGTCAAGACCTACGAGGGCTGGCACCAGAGCGGCCTCCCGACGTTCGAGGACTACTGTTTCCCCGGCGACACGGTGGACGAGGAGATGGTGGAGTATTTCGTCAACAGCGTCCCGCCCGTCCTCCTCCGGGCCTCCTGCACACAGGCCGGGGAGCCGCACAGCCATGAGCAGGACGAGCGCGGCAGCCACAGGCCGACCTACATCACGTTCCACGACCTCGGCGGGGGCTGCTGGCAGTTCGACGGCTACTGTTTCGAGGGGGAGAACACGAACCGCGTCGAGAAAACCTACAGGCAGCAGCGATTTGAGAAACGCCTTGCAGAGGCGCGGAGGGAGGCAGAACAGCATGGCTAAACCGACAGACATCAAGGGGAAAATCCGGCACCTCCTCGCGCTGGCAGAAAGCCCGAACGAGAACGAGGCGCGGGCGGCGCTCCTCAAGGCCCGCGAGCTGATGGCAAGGCACAAGCTCACGGAGGCGGAGCTGGGCGAGGCGGAAAGGCAGGCCGTCAGGAACACGCTCACCGACATCACCTGTAGCAAGCGGCGCGACCCGTGGATTTGCGGCCTCTCTGCCGTCATTGGCGAGAGCTACTGCTGCAAGGGGTACAGAACCCACACAAAGGGCCGCCAGACGCAGACCATCGGATTTATCGGCCTTGAGGACGACGTGGAGATTTGCGTGGCGATCTTCAAGTATGCGGTGGACTGTATCAGGGCTGGGGTAAAGGCCGTCGAGAAAGAGTGCGCAGGCTACTATCCGTGGTACGTCAGGCAGCAGCGCGACAGCTATGGCTACGGTTTTGCCAGAGGTATTCAGACGGCCCTTGAGCGGCAGGACGAGGAGAAACGCGACGAGTGGGGGCTTGTACTTGTTATGCCGAAAGAGGTACAGGAGGCCTCCCAGCACCTCGGAAAAGAGGATTTCAAAGCCCGGACAGAGGACACCATCGACCACCGCGCCTATTCGCAGGGGTACGCGCAGGGCAAAGAGTTCGACCCCTCGCGGAGACTGCCGGGGGAGGCGGCAGAATGTGTATGAGCAGTTGAGCCTATTCGACCTCGCGCCGGGGAGCGCTTTGGCGGAGTGCTGTTATGACGGCAGCACCCGCCCGGCGCAGAGGCCGGAGCCGTGGATGAAAAGGCTCGTACCCAAAGGCGAGTACGTCGTCATGGTAGGCCCATACCCCCTCATGCTCCGGCCCGTCCCCGTCCGGGCGGAGGACATCGAGGCGGGACACCACTACTACCACTACACCATAGACGGGCGGGTATACTCCGGCATATTCTTGGGCCGGGACACTGAGAAAGGAGGATAGCTATATGGACGAGGACGACGGGCTGCTGGTCTGTCCCTACTGCGGCAGAGAGCAGTACACCCATGAGCCGGACGACATTTCGGCCCTTATGTGCCTCACCACCTGCGAACACTGCGAACGCCAGTTTTGGTACGCGGTCGAGGTGACGAGAGAATACAGCAGCAGACGCTACGAGGAGGGATAGCATGAAAGTCAACATGGACAAGCTCGCGGAGCTTGACAGCCATTGGAGCGAGGTCATGGAGCTGGCGGTTAAGTACGGCTTTATCACGCAGGCCTACGGCGGCACGGCGACGCTGGCGACGCACAAAAATCAGCTTGAGGCGTACCGGGCGGAGAACTACATCATGCGGCAGCGGGAGATGCACCGCATTGACATGGAGGAGGCGCAGGAATGATAATCATAGACAGCAGTCACGCGGAGCGGCTTGAGAGCGCCCTCCACATGGCCGGGGCGATCAGGGACAACGGCACGGTAAACACGGACTTCGGGGCCAGCCTCTACATACTCACGGGCCTCCCCGGCGTTTACGACCGGGCGCAGCAGCACATTCACCACGGCTGGCTCGATTTCGGGCCTATGCTCCGCATGGCGCTCTCCGGCGGAGAGAAAATCCTCGTGGAGCTGGCGGGAAACCTCTACAACGGGAGTTTTTTCATCGGCTATACCCCGGAGGACATCGTAAGCCAGTGCGACAGCGACATGGTGGAGCTGGCTGTTACGGCTATCTGGCTGCGGAAACAGGAACTCCACTACAGCGAGGTTTGTGGGGTTTGGTATGACGCAAGCGGGACAAAAGACGCTTTGCGTAGCTTTACGGAGCGCAAATGGCCGGAAATCCCCGGAATAGCGCAGGAATTTCCTGCGGGGGCCAGCATTTTCGCAAAATCGGCACAAAAATAATCCCGAAAAATCGAATTTCTGGGATTTTCACAAAATCATTTCGGGAGGCAGAAAGACGTGTTTTCGATGGTTTGCGGGGAGAAAACGGCGCGGCTACAGAGTTTGCGGAGAGCGCAGGCCGCGCAACACCGCGCCTATGCGATTTGCGGCAGCAGAAAGCCGTAAAGTATAGTATAGGAGAGTAAAGGAAAGGAGAGTAGAGAAAGAAAACACGGAAAAGAAAGCCCCCGGAGGGAGGTATCACAAATGGACGACTTTTACGCCCGATGGTTTACGCACACTCAGCCGCCACCGCCCACGCCGGAGCAGGCATGGCAGCAGAACACCGATTTCCTGCGCAGTATCGCAAAGGGGGATTGGGCGGAGGAGCTTGCGGAGCGTTTCGACGTGCCGGAGGTTACGGAGGCGGAGGAGCATTTCAAGAGCGTGTTGCAGACCATCACAGACCCGGAACTCAGACACGCCGTTGACGCGGCGGCTGGGAGGATTTCGCGGGCATATCAGATTTTGGGCTTTTGCGCAGGGCGATTTTCGCAGGACAGCCGGGCGCAATTTATTTAAGGCTCATTTGTGATAACCTTGCAGGAGTTACTTATCATACTTGCAAGGTTATCACAAAGAAAAGCCGCCCAAAAGGAATTGGACGGCTTTTTTCATTCCCCGATAGTGCGGGGGAGCTTGGGGAACAGCACCAGCTCGAAATTGTCAAACGGGCCGTTCTTCCCAGAGCGGGAGAGCTTGGTATACTCGGCCCGTTCGATAACCTCCTTGAGCATTTCATTCTTGGCCTGCGCGGAGGGCAGGGCGGCGTACACCTCAAGCAGCTTTTCGACCTTTGGGACGATGTTTTTCCGGCTGGCGGCGCGGGCCTCGTCCTCCACCAGTTCGGCAGCCAGAGCCTCCGCGCTCTCTTGGGCGGCGCTGATACGCTCTGAGATAGACCGGGAGCGGGCGAGGAACGTGTCGGTATCGTAGACACCCTGCTCCAATAGGTCGTGGGTGCGGGAAAGCTGCTTGCGCAGCGTCTCCACCTCGGACTGAGCTTTTCGGATTGACTTCTCCTTGAGGTCGATAAGGGCCTGCTCCTCCGTAGGGAGGCGTTCAGACCATTCGAGGCGGTAGTCGTCGAGCCACCGGGAGAGGGCTTGCAGCAGGCGCTCCTCCACGATCTCGTACTTGGAGCCGATGTTGTCGCAGACGCGGCTCGGACACAGGAGCATACCGCCGTAGGCATTGGGCCGGAGCGTCATGTTGCGGCCACACTTCCCGCAGACCAGCAGCCCGGCCAGAGGATTTTTCACGATGTTCTCGGACTGGACGGGTGGCGGCCCCTTTTGGGCTATGAGGTCTTGGGCGGCGAGGAACACAGCCTCGTCTACGATGGCGGGGTGCAGGCCGTCCACCAGAATTTGCTCCTCCGGCGGAGCGGTGTACCGCTCCACTCGGACGGCGCTGTTGATGATACGCTTTTTGGACTTGTGGACATTCCAGCGGATTTTGCCGATGTAGACAGGGTTTTGGAGAATGGACTGTACCGTGGTGCTGCTCCAATAGAGCGCAGACCCCGGAGGGGTAACGCCCATCTGGTCGAGGCGCAGCGCCAGCGAGTAGGTGCCAGCCCTTTTGACAGAGCCGTCGTCCCCCTCCTCGCCGGAGGTGTAGAGCCGGAAGATAAAGCGGACAATATCGGCCTCGGCCTCCACAGGGCGCAACGTCCAGCCCTTGTCGTTCGGCACCCGGACGCGCTCGTAGCCATAGGGGGCCACGCCAGACACCCATTTCCCCTCTTTGGCGGAGGCAAGGCGGCCGCGCTGCAAGCGGCGGTTGATGGTTTTATACTCCCGGCGGGACATGAAAAGGCCAAACTCGAAATACTCCTCGTCGTACTCGTTGTTTGGGTCGTAGACCTTGAGGGGGGTTACGATTTTGGTGCCGGAATACTTGAACGTCTGCGCCATGATGCCCTGGTCGATGGTATCTCCACGGGCCAGACGCTCCACCTCGACGACGAGAACACCCTCCCACAGCCCTTGCTCGACCTCTTGGAGGAGCTGCTGCATGACGGGGCGGGCGGCGATAGTCTCGCCGGAGACGACCTCCCGGTAAATCTGGGTGACGTTGTAGGGGCCGCGCCGGGCGACCTCAAGGAGGAGCTTTTCGTGACGGGCTAGTGTTTCGCCCTCGCCGTGGGCCTCGGCCTCCATGTCGGCGCGGGACTTGCGCAGGTAGATACAGTACGGTTGCATGGGTATCACCTCCACGGAAAACGCCCCTCACGGGGAGGGGCGGAAATCCACATAGATCACATTGCCGACTTTTCGGACGACCCGGCCCCCACGCCTTTCTTGAGCTGAAACGCGATCTCCATATCCGCCTGCATGAGCTTGTCCAGCAGGGCGCAGACCTCATTCTTGAGCTGGCTCTGCATAGCCATTAGCTCGGAGAGGGCCAGCGGGTCGGTGATGGCCCCGCCAGAGGCCTCCACAGCCTTGCGGATACCAGCCCGGAGGGATTGCAGGGTTTGGAACAGCTCTTGGTAGACTTGCAGGCGCTCGGGACGGGAAAGCTGCATATCCCGGCCCAGCAGCAGGTAAAAGCTGTCAAAGCACTTGGCGACGACGGGGCGCAGCTCCGCAGACATAGCCTTGTAGTGGCGCTCGAAATTGCCCCGGTCGTTATAGAAAACCTGCTCGACGTGGTTTTTCTCGTCAGAGAGGCCCAGCAGGTAGTCAGTGGACACGCCGAAATACTCCGCAAAGAGGCAGAGTACGTCAAAGGGCGGCTCCTTGTCCTCGATTTCATAGCCGGAGACGGCGGAGCGGGTCTTGTTCACGATTTGGGCCAGCTCCTCTTGGGAGAGGCCGCGCTCTTTACGCAGGGAGATCAGGCGGGTGGAAAACTTTTGCATGGATAAGCACCTCCAAAAAATTATTATAGCAGATTTGCCCCGGTTTGAGTATAGTTTGCCCCTAAAAGCGTCAATAGGAAAATAAATTTCTGGAAAAGTGTTGACTTTGCCCCAAATAGGAACTATAATAGGGGATAGATGACGCTGATAGAGACAAACGGAAAGGAGACACAAGCATGAGAGCCAAGTTACAGCGATTACGCGAGGCCAACGGTTACACCCAGCAGGCGTTCAGCAGCGCGGTCGGGACGAGCCGCAGCCACTATTCGCAGATCGAGACAGGAGAGAAACAGCCGTCCTTGCGTCTGGCCCTGCGTATCAAGCGGGCGCTGAACTACTACGGGGACGACATCTTCGACAACAGCTTTCCCGTGCGTCGCTAAATTTTTTTACCAGCGAATGACGCTGATGGAGACGTAAAAGGCACAGGAACCGCAAAGCGTCGTCGCTGTAAGCGTCAAACTCTTTTCTCGACCTGTAATAATTTTACCGCAGAGGGAGGTGAAAATAAATGGCGAGGCAAGCCACAAAAGCCTGCGGTAATAGGTATTTCGAGGCACGAATGAGGGCGGCAAAGTGGAACGAAAAGCTCTCTACGAGGGCGGGAGCCATCGACTACCTCCCCGGCGTGACGGAGGACAGCCTCAAGAAATACGAGCTGGACATCACAAGGCCGCCAAACATCGTCGTGGCGCTCATGGCGGACGCATACAACGAGCCGGAGCTGCGAGCGTGGTATTGCGTCAACGAGTGTCCGCTGGGCCGCGATTGCCGGGAGATACCCCAAATGCCAGCGGAGCGGGCGCTCATACGGCTACAAAACTCGGTCTACGAGATGGAGCAGCTTACACGGCAGCTATCGCTCCTGATGGAGGACGGGGAGGTGGGAGCAAGCGAGCAGCCGCTCATACCCCAGCTCCGGGACAAGCTCTTGGAGTTCCGCCGGAGGGCAGACGAAAACCTCGCCGTCCTTGAGAGGGCAGCGAGGCTCGGAAAATTCGACTAACGAGGAGGTGCGAGATGGTTGTGGCGAATGTTGTCAGCGAGTTCCAGATTGGGAACGCCCAGATAAAAATTGCTGACAACTACTGCCGAAAGACGGCTTGCGAGGTAGATCGGATACTCAAACGCATAGCAACGCAGGCACAGCGTCAATTCAACGCAGCAGCCGCAGCCGGAAAGTATGAACAGGAACAAGATGCGGAGATACCCTCCGATTGCTGTAACCCTTGTGGTGATGGCAGCCCTCGCTTTGGGGGCGGTCACGGCGATAGCACGGGAGGCAGCGGCCACGCCGAAAGAGGCCGCAGAGACAGAGCGCCGGAGCGTCATATTCACGGTGCCGACGGAGGAGCCACAGCCCACGGCCCCGGAGATCACCGCAGACGCGGCCCTCCATACGGACACGACCGCGCCGGAGGCGGAGGAGACGGCACAGCCCTACCAGAGCATGATACATAGCCGCGATTGGGACGGCGAGGACAGCGAAATGCTGATGAAGATTGCTATGGCGGAGGCGGAGGGCGAAAGCGTCGAGGGAAAGGCCCTCGTCATGCTGGTAGTCCTCAACCGGGTTTGGAGCGACGCATTCCCCGACACGATTGAGGAGGTCATATTCCAGCCCCGGCAGTTTACCCCGGCGGTGCCGGGCGGCAGGTACTACACCACGGAGCCGGACGACGGGTGCCGGGAGGCGCTGGCCCTCGTACTGGACGGCTGGGACAAAAGCGGCGGGGCCTTGTACTTCGAGAGCGGAGGAAAGGACGGCTGGCACAGCCAGAACCTCGAATTTCTCTTTGAGTGCGGCGGCCACAAATTCTACCGATAGGAGGCGGAAACGGTGACAAGAGTGGAGATACAGCGCAGGAAACGGCAGGCGCGGCGCAACCTGATTATTGCTTGGACGGTGCTGCTGGCGGCAGAGCTGGCAATATCGGCAATCCCGGCGGCGCTGGCGGCGGCAATTCTTCTCCCGATGGCGCTCGCCCGGCGAGGCGGCTGGGCTTTTGGGGCTGAATGGCTGATTATTGCGGCGGCATTTTGCCTCACGTTCTACGCAGTCCACAACACGGTCTGCGACAAACTGATGGAGGAGGGGAAAGCCCGGTGAAATTCAATATTTGCCCTCGGTGTGGGGCGCACCTCGATTTTGGGGAACCGTGCGACTGCAAAGAGGAGCAGGAGCAGACGACCCAGAGAGCGGCGGAGAAAGGCGGTGGTGGAGACGACAACCGCGTTACGCCAGCAGGCAGAGCAATACCTCGGAACGGCCATAGACCCGTTCGAGTGGGATAGCGCAAGGGCCAGCGCAGAGCAAAAGCTCGACCGCATTATTGAGCGGTACGGCGACGAGGACGGCACACGGCGGGAGCCGTGGTATCTGGCCCAGCTTATCGCAGAGGCCGTCAGGGGGAACCGCTTCGCACGGTACACCCGCGATCTGACAGAGGTATACCGCCTGATAGAACAGGAGGAAACAGGGGTAAAAAAAGTACGGCCCACGTCCGAAAACGTGAACCGCACCTCAACCGACCCCTATTGTACCACACTCGCACAGCAAATGCAATAGGAGGATTTGACAATGAGCAACAGTTTAGCGACCACAGGGGGGAACACCCTGCAAATCACGCAGCAATATCCGGCGGAGCGGTTTAACCTCCTCGTCCCCATGCAGACCGTCGCGGAGATCGCGGACATTCACAAGCCTGTGATGAACGCGGTACAGATTTCCACCAACCTCGACGACGGGGAAATCTATGTACAGGAAAAGGCAAAGAGCGCATGGACGGACAGGAACGGCAATCCGCACCCGGCGACCCCGGCCAAATACGCGCTCACCAAAAAGGGCCTCAACAAGCTCATGCGGGCAGCGGGCATTAAGATTTTGGGGACGCGCCCCATTATCCCGTCCACCTGCCAGAAGTGTGCGGAGGTCAACAGGAGCATTGGCCGCCCGGTCAACTGCGGAGCCTGCGGCAACAAAGACGTGAAATTCGAGGCCCGCATTTCCGTCCCCCAGCTTACCGGGGAGAGCATTGAAATCGTGGCCCACAAGGAGATCATCGTGCAGGACGTTACCGATGGCATGAGCGAGGCGCAGCGCAAGGAATTTCTCAAGTTCCGTTCGGAGATGTGCGAGACAAAGGCCATCAACCGGGCGCTCCGGGCGGCCATGCACATCAAGGGTACATACACATTGCAGGAGCTGCAAAAGCCGTTCGTGGTGGCCTACCTCGTCCCGAACCTCGACAACGAAACCGTAAAGGCAGAGGCCGTCAGGCATATGTTCACCACGTCGCAGGAGCTTTACGGCGGCCACACCCCGGACGCTCGACGGGCCATCTTCGTCGAGGACGACGTGGAGGAGGGCATGGAGTACGAGACACCCGGCCAGCCGATCACACAGCCGGGCAACCGGGCCTACCAGCAGGCCCCGCAGGAGCCGCCCCGCGAGACACAGCAGCGCCAGCAGAGAGCGGCGGAGGCCGCGCCGGACTTCGACCCGACCGTGTGTAGTGAGTGCGGCGCAAAGTGCAGCAACGGCGTGGTGAAGTACAGCCAAGAGCAGTACGGGCGGACGCTGTGCATGAACTGCCAGAGAAAACAGGGAGGTAATCAGTAATGGGTATCAGAGTATTGCACACGGGCGACCTGCACATCGGCTCATTCCCCGGCCCGGAGCGGGGCGGAGAGAACGCCCGGTATCTGGACATCTGCAAGTGCCTCGACGCACTGGTGGCCGGGGCCAAAGAGCAGCAGCCGGACATTGCCGTTATCGCCGGAGACATCTTCCATCAGGCCCGCGTTTGGAGCGACCGGGGCCTCAAGGAGCAGCAGACGGCGGTGAAATTCCTGCGGGAGCTTTCGGACGTTTGCCCCGTGGTGGTTATGCGCGGCACCCCCAATCACGACAGCGCGGAGCAGTTTGCCACGCTGGAAAGTACATTCGCCGGAGACGACAGCGTACATATCGTGGCAGAGCCGGGGGTATCGACCTACTACGGCTATAGGCACGGAAAGAAAATCCAAATCGCCTGCGTCCCCGGATTTGACCGGGGCTACTACCGGGCAAAGCACCCCGGCCTCTCCAAGGAGGAGGAAAACGAGGTGTTCACCAAAGCCGTCGAGGACATGATTATGGGCCTCAAGGCGCAGTGCGACGCAGGCAGTCCGACGGTGCTGGTATCTCACTTCACCATCACGGGCTGCAACATGGAGAGCGGCCAGACGGCATTTTTCAGCCAGTTCGAGCCTGTGGTCTACCCCTCCACCCTTGCGGCGGCAGACTTCGACCTCGTTTGTTTCGGCCATATCCACCGCCCGCAGCAGCTCGACGGCTGCAAGAACACGTTCTACTGCGGCGCGATCTCGGCGCTCAACTTCAACGACGAGGGCCAGCAGCGCGGCTACTACATACACGACATCGACAGCAGCGGCGCTGTCACTTCCACATTCCAGCAGCTCCCGACGAGGCAGTACCAGACCATTCGCCTCAAGGACAGCGACGTAGAGGCGCTGATACTGAACGCCCCGCAGGACGACGACGGCTGGCTCCTTACGCATGAGCAGGCGGAGGAGGTAAAGGGGAAAATCGTGCGCGTCCTATACGACTGCACGGACGAGCATAACAAGGCATTCAATCACGCGGCCTACGAGAACGCGCTCTACCGGGCCGGGGCCTTTTGGGTACAGGAGATCACCCCGCAGAAAATCGCCATCACGGTAGACCGCCGGAGCATGGACGCAGACAGCACCCCGGAGGGGAACCTCACCGACTACCTCGTGGAAAAGGGCATGGAGCCGGAGCGCGTCGGGCAACTGGTGGAGCTGGCCCGGCCCATCATTGCGGAGGCCACGGAAAAGGCTGCGCAGGAGCGGCACACGGGAGTATTCGTCCCGGTGGAAATCGAGGTCAAGAACTACCGCAACTACCGGGAGGAGCGTTTTACCTTTGACGGTATTCGGTTTTGCACCATCAACGGCAGCAACGGCGTGGGCAAGAGCAGCCTATTCATGGACGCTATGCTGGACGCGCTCTACGAGGAGCCGCGAGAGGGCGAGCTGACGGGCTGGATTTGCAACGCCCCGGACGCTCGGAGCGGGGCTATCAAATTCACGTTCAAGCTGGGAGACCGCCTCTACCGCGTGACGCGCACCCGGCAGAAAAGCGGAAAGGCCACGCTGAATATCGCGGAGCAGGTCGAGGGCGAGTGGGTAGACCGCAGCAAAGAGAAGTTCAAGGACACACAGCAGGAGATCATCAACATCATCGGCATGGACAGCCTGACACTCAAAGCCTGCGCCCTTATCATGCAAGACCAGTACGGCCTATTCCTCCAAGCGGACAAAGAGGCCCGCATGAATATTCTCGGCAGCATCCTCGGCTTGGGGGTTTACAAGGGTATGGAAGAACTCGCAGCGGAAAAGGCCACCGATACCAACCGGGCAGTCCGCACCCTTATGGACAAAGCAGAGGCCATCACCACCGGATTGCCAGATTGGGCGGGACTGG